CTAACCAATTTTCAGTGTTTGAAGATCCGTACGCTATGAGTGCTGATGGGTCGGACTGGAATTGTTGTTTTGTTACTGAGCGAGTGACGAAAAAAGAATTCGAGAAAAGGTACGGCAAGAATAAAGATCAGGTAGATTTTGAGTTTGACCGGGATGATGATTTTGAATGGATCAATGATGATGGGGTATGGATTGCCGAATACTGGCACCGTGAAGAAATAACCAAGCAAATCTGCTTATTGTCTGATGGCGATGTGGTAGACGAGGAAGTTTATGACGATCTGATTGAATATTACCAGACTGTTGGCATTCACAAGATCGATGTCAGGCCAACAACAAGTCACAAAGTAACGCAGTACATCATCTCAGGCAAAGAAGTACTTGAAACAAACGAATGGAAAGGCCGGTATATACCCATAATTCCAGTCTACGGTGAGGAAATAATCGTAGAGAACAAGCGCTATTTCAAGTCACTCATACGCGATTCAAAAGGGGCACAGATGCTTTTGAATTACTGGCGGTCATGTACTACCGAATTAATCGCATTAGCGCCTAAAACGCCGTTTATCGGTGAAGAAAAGGCATTTAGCGTTGACACTGGGAAGTGGCAGACAGCTAATACAAAAAGCCATGCTTTTATCCGTCACAAAGATGGCACCAATCCACCGCAAAGACAGCCATTTGCATCTGTACCAGCAGGCGCAATGCAAGAAGCACTCACCGCGGACGATGACATTAAAGCAACCATGGGCATGTTTGGTGCATCAATCGGACAGCAGGATAACGCCACGTCAGGCCGGGCAATTATCGCAAGGCAACGTGAATCAGACACCGGCACATTTCACTTTATAGACAATCTCTCTAGATCATTGCGCCAGATCGGGCGGGTAACGCTTGACCTTATCCCGTATGTAATAACACCAGGACAAGTGATACGAATAGTCGGAGAAGATGGTAAAGAGACGCAATCTATAGTCGCCGGCAATCCGCAGGAAATGCAGGAAAAAATGCAGGATATCTCGAACGTGTATGACCTGACTGCTGGCAAATATGATGTTGTCGTAGATATCGGCCCCGGGTACACAACCAAGCGGCAAGAGGCCGCAAGCCAGATGATTGAGTACTCGCGGGTTAATCCTGCCGCATCCGGCATGATTGGCGATCTGATAGCTAAAAATCTTGATTGGCCGGGAGCCGATGAAATAGCGGAAAGATTGAAACCAGCAGGTGAAAATCCACAGATCCAGCAATTACAGCAACAATTGCAACAGATGCAGCAACAGTCAAGCCAAATCCAACAACAAGCGCAGCAGATGGTCGGGCAATTACAGAATCAAGTAGAGCAGTTGAAGCAGGATAAGGTTATCGACGCGAAAAAGGTCGAGATCGATGCTTACAACGCTGAAACCAATCGGTTTAAGGTTTCCCAGGTGGGCATGACACCAGAACAGATTCAGGCGCTGGTAATGCAAACGTTGCAGCAATTATTGCAAACGCCAGACATTACGCCGCAAATGCCATTGAATGGTGCGGAACAACAGATGCAACCAATGCAGCAACCACCAATGCAACAACAACCAGAGGTAATGCAATGAGCGACGAACTGAACTCAGAGGGCAGTTTAGTAGATCCGGCATATGCGGAATCGAACGAACCTGAAGAGAACTTTGAAGATGAAAACACTTCGCCAGAATATGAAGGTGACGATCAGCCAGATGAAGGCCAGGACACGCCCGATGATGACAGTGAGGACATTGAATTCAATGAAAAATCGTACAAACTGCCAAAAGATATCGCTGAGGCTGTTAAGTCAATGCGTAAAGACTACACAGATAAAACGATGTCACTGGCAGAACAAAGAAAGTCATTTGAGCAGCAATCTAGTTTTCATCAACAAAACATTCAGGATGTTGCATCAATTGTAGCTATAAACAATCAGTTAGCAGAGTTTGGTCAATTAGACTGGAACTCGTTAATAGATAATGATCCAGTCATGGCGCAAAAGCTTCAAATGCAGCAGCAGGCATTGACGAATAAGCGTGATGGGCTGGCGCAACAAGTATCACAAAAACAACAGCATATGAACCTTGAGAAGCAGCAATTGAATGCTAAGCAACTCGAGGCAAGCGAGTCTGTATTGAAGCGTGATATTTCGGGATGGTCGCCTGAGTTTGAAACTAAGTTACAAAAGTTTGCGGTAGATAGGTTGGGTTTTGACCTTGATGATATCAAGACAGCCAAGATTGAGCCAAAAGTCTACAAGCTTTTGAATTTAGCTTACATGGGCGATCAGGTATTAAAGAAACAAAAGACTAAACCTGTGATGGAATCGGCCAAGCCGGTTACAGCATTGAAGGGTAAAACTCAGACAACGAACCGTAACCCGGCACAAATGGCAAGCGGCAAGGTTGTCTCCGAGGATTATCTTAAATGGCGCAGGAAAGGCTATTAATCACAATTTATTACAACTCGAGGGATACTTAAAATGACTACTAATACATTTAAGTTCATCGACATGGTGGCATCAGAAGCGCTGGCAATTGCACATGAGCAATCGTCATTGCTGGCAACAGTTGACCGTCAATACGATGAATATTTTGGTAAGGCAGGCGGCAAAATTGGCGATACGCTGAGAGTTCGCAGCCCGAACCAATACAAGATCAGATCCGGCAATGCAATGGATGTGCAGGCGCAGAATGAAGTAACGCAAAACGTTACGATGTCCACACTGAAAGGCGTGGATATGGACTTCAGTCGTGTTGATCTGCTGCTAAAAACAGATGATCCTAAGCAGGTCGCCGCATTCAGCAAGCGATATATTGAACCGGCAATGTCTACGCTGATCAGCAATATCGAATATGAAGCGATGGCGTATTACACCAAAAGGACTTACAACCTTGCTGGTACTGCTGGATCTGCTATCAATAGCCTGACTACGCCGAATCTTGCTCGTGCCAAGCTAAATCAGAACCTTGCACCAAAAGGTAAAGATGGCCGTGCAATCCAAATGGATTCTATGACCATGGCATCACTGGTCGGTGGCGCTGCTGCTTATTTTAATCCGCAAAAGGACATTAGCGAACAGTATCGGGAAGGATTGGTTGCACGGACTTCAATGGCTGATTACTACGAGAATGAGCGTGTCTGGACAATGACAAATTCCGGTGATGTGGGTGGCGAGATCAATTTTGGTACGCTAACCAGTGGCATCACTTCACTGACTGTTGACGGTTTCACGGTCGCACCAAATGAAGGGCAAGTTTTCACAGTTGAAGGTGTTTACGATATACATCCTGAAACAAAAGCCGCTTATTCTCACCTGAAACAATTTGTTGTCACCGCAGGCGCTACCAGCACCAATCTGACGTTTTCTCCAGCAATGATCTATAGCACAACAGACCCACGTCAAAACTGCGCAGGTATACCGATTGACGGTGCTGATATTACATTTGTTGGTGCTGTCGGTGCCAGTTATGTGCAACCACTCATGTACCACAAAGAAGCATTCCAGTTCGTTACTGCTGATCTGCCAACATTCCCTAATACCACGATGTCACAAAAATCCCTTGATGGGCTTTCATTGTGCGTCTGGATGGATGCTGATATTCGCAACAACAATTTGTTATGCCGGATTGATATTTTATACGGCTTTGCTGCACTGCGTCCTGAGTGGGCATGCAGGATGGCGGGCGTAGCAAACTAATTAAATCAAGGAGTTAGACAAAATGGCAACACCAGATAATTTAGAAAGGATCGGTAACGGCAACCCTGATGGTTCAATCGTGCGCGGTCAACATCGCCTGGTCATTAGTGGCGCAGGCGCCGCACGTACATTACAGGCCGATGAATCAGGCGCATTGGTATTGCTGGACAAAGCCGACGGCATGACAATTACACTGCCAACGCCAGCGGAAGGGATGCAATTCGAGTTTTTCTCTACTGTTTCAGTGGCGGGTGGAACGATCAAGATTGTGACGGCTAATCCAGCAACGCAATTCCTGATAGGTGAGATCCTTGCTTATACAACCGCAACTGCTTCACCAGGTGGATTCGCGGCCAATGGCACGACCATTGTCTCAGTAGCAATTCAGACTGGTGGCACTTTCGGTGGGTTGATTGGTACGAGACTGCTGTTTACGGCA